CCACTATATGTGGGTAAGCGGAGAGCCGCATAAACACTGGTGTTATACCATGTCTGACCAAAATACCTACCATTTTTCAAGAACACTTAAACTAACTTGAAAACATGAACAACAGGACACCCAGCAATACACAAATATATATATCTAAATGAAAATTGTATTTATATATATAGGTATTGTGGACGTGGACATCGCAATCGCTAGCATCCATGCGGGTTACGCGATACCCTCGTGTGTGTCCAGTTGTGTCAAGTGGTGGGTATGGGCAAAAAAACAACACTTTTACCTCACTTCTCCACAACACGTTGTGGAGAGATAGTTGCGGACAGATTGTCCGCGAGTTAGAGGAGGCGCAGTTGCTTGGACTCACGCTTGATCGCCTCCCATTCATCCATGCCTTCGATGATGCGTTGCTCACGCAGTTGTGCCTTGTGTTGCATGAGGGCTTTGTGGTTGCGCTTGCCTAGCTCGACCATCTCCACATACTGTTGGCGTAGCTCTTTCATTTGAGAGAGGGCGTAGTGTTTGTTCTTGGATGACTTGCTCATGATGTTATTCCTTTGAGATAAAGATTAAGAATAGACCGCCTGTGGCGTAGCCTGCAAGCATGAGTAGTGCTTGGCGTATGAAGTTGCCGTCTGTGTCCCAGCCTACGTAGACTGAGCCGAGCAACATGGTTGTGAATACGAGGGTGCAGAATCTATCTGACATGATGTGTTCCTTAGCAGTTCTTGTATTGTTGAATGAGGTTTCCGCCTTGCCACATCTCAACGTGGAGATAGGTTTTGGTGAGGACGTCGAACAGGACTAGCGCATCGACTGCGTTGTCTGTGCCGTATTCGCGGGTGTAGCTTTGATCTCTGAGAATGATTTTGAACATGATGATTCCTTGGTTGGACATGAAAAGAAACTACGCAGGGGGCTCGCTCTCCTGCGTTCACGGGAAACTCGCGGACAAACTGTCCGTCAGATTGACTTCAAGAAGCGACGCTTCTCGACTGCGCTGAGTGCTGTGTATGCCTTGAGCAACTTAGCCACAGCGTCAGTCTTGTTGGCAGTAGCGTTGCCAGACTTCTTGAGGTCAGCGCTCGGGAAGCACACTTGAAGCACTCGGTTCATCGCACGCTCTGCGTCTGTGTCACGCTTCACGAACGTCAAGCCACGCTGACCCTCTTTGATTGCCACGCCGTACTTCTTAGATGCCCACTCGATAGCGATCGGCTTCGCATCAGCACGTGACCCAATGCCTTCTGCTAGCAACCTCTCTGTGAAACTGGCGGACGACTTGTCCGCCTCATTGAACACAGCGTAGACGGCAACACGATTGAATGACTTAGTCATAGATAACTCTCCAAAAGAAAAAGCCTCGCAGACGGGCGAGGCAACCTCTCGGTTGGGCAACCCCCAACCGATGCATCTAGTATACCACAACAGGTTGCCAAATACACTTGACACCCTGTATTCCCTGTGAGCCGAACCCCACCCTACCCCCACCAAGCCCTATTGGGGTGTGCCGTGGCGTCATGGTGTGAACACTGTTTCGTAACCACGATTCAATTTTTAAAAAATCCGAAGTACCCCCCACTGTACAAAAACACAGCACCCCTAAAAAATTTTATAAAAATTTGGAAAAACCTCGAGGCAAAAAAAAAGCCCCACCAGCGTCAACTAGTGGGGCAAAGATGGCAACTGAAACCATCAAGGAGAAGCAATGACTTGCGTCATCACCGAAAAGGAGTGTACACTCCCGCCAACGAGGAAGCAACTGAAAAGGATTCCTACGCATGTTAGATCACTTGGTGCATTTTGAACCTGAGGTCACCGCTCGGGGAAGCTTTGAAAAACTGGACGACGCGACGCCCAGTGATGTTCTGTCGGCGCAAGTTGCCACAGAGCAGTGGTTAGCAGAGTTGGGCGTGGATGACGACGAAGTAGTTGCTAACCAACAACAGACACAGGCTGCGCGAAAAGCGTTCAACGCCGTGACTACCAACACTGACAGCGCCGATCAAAAGGCTAGCCTTGCAGAACTAAAAACCCCAGCGGCAGTAAGACATCTAACAGGTATGTTGGCTGCGTACGACTGGCAGTTTATAGATATGGCGCAGGAAATCAGGGGCTACACCGTGGCTAAACTGGTTGAAGAGACGAAGTCCCCCAACGCTAACATCCGCTTGAAAGCTTTGATTGCGCTAGGCAAGGTCACGGAAGTCGGGCTTTTTACTGAGCAGATTGAGGTCAAAAAGATTGAGATGACGGATGCTCAAGTTGAGCAGCGCATCAAAGATAAGTTGGCCAAGTTCATGGGAGTGATAGACGTGGTGGACGTTTCCGAGCGCCCAGATGATAGTCCACAAGAGAAGAATGATGGGCCAGATGGACTTTGAGCAGTTCACTTCTATCAGCAAGGTGGAGCTTGAGGCCATCCAGAAGGCGCTGCCTTTCATGAGTCTTAAAGACAAAATTGAGTTGCTTGACGATATAGAGGTGCGCGAACGTCGCGCTAGCCTTTCAGCAGCTAAGACAAACATGTTGGGCTTTGCTACATCTGTGTACCCCGGGTTTAAGATTGGCCCACACCACAGGAAGCTGGCAAAGATCTTCACGGACGTGGTCGAGGGTAAGAAGAAGCGGGTGATTATCAACATCGCGCCTCGTATGGGTAAGTCTGAGTTCTCGTCGTATCTGTTCCCCGCGTACTTCCTTGGCAAGTATCCCAACAAGAAGATCATCATGGGCACGCACACTGCGGGTCTGTCGGAGGACTTCGGTCGGCGCGTACGTAACTTGATTGACTCTGAGGAGTACCGTGATGTTTTCCCACAAACATTGGTGGCAGACGATCAGAAAGCTGCCGGTAAGTGGTCTACAAGCGCTGGCGGTCAGTATTATGCTGCTGGTGTCGGGGGCGCTCTTGCTGGTCGTGGTGCTGATCTGTTCGTTATTGATGATCCTCACTCGGAGCAGGACGTTAAAGTCAATAGTCGACTGGCTTTTGATACCGCATGGTCGTGGTTCCAGACGGGCCCGCTCCAACGTCTGATGCCGGGTGGTGCGATCATCATTGTGATGACGCGTTGGTCGCTGCTAGACCTGACTGGGCGCTTAATTGACTACCAAGCAAAGAATCCTGACTCGATTCCGTGGGAGATTGTGGAGCTTCCGGCCATTTTGAACGAGGACGAGGACAACGAGAAGTCGCTTTGGCCCGAGCAGTGGCCACTTGATAGCTTAAAAGCTACAAAAGCGTCGATTGATCCGCGTTATTGGAACGCGCAGTACATGCAGCAGCCCACATCGGAGAACTCTGCCATCGTTTCGCGCAAAATGTGGCGTATTTGGGAGCCTGATGACCCGCCAAAGTGCGAATACATCATCCAGTCATGGGATACGGCGTTTGAAACCAAGAATACATCCGACTATTCCGCGTGTACAACGTGGGGTATCTTCTACAACGAGGAAGAAAATGACTCCCCCCAGCTTATCCTTCTGGATGCATTTAAAGATCGCATGGCTTTCCCTGAACTTAAGGTGGTGGCGCTTAAGCAATACAAGGAGTGGGAACCTGATGCGTTCATTGTTGAGAAGAAAGCATCCGGAGGGCCGTTGATTCAGGAACTCAGGGCGTTGGGAATCCCAGTCCAAGAGTTCAGCCCATCAAGGGGCAACGACAAGATGGTGCGCGTGAACGCGGTTGCAGATTTGTTCAGCAGTGGTAAAGTCTGGGCACCTGACACACGCTGGGCACGGGAAGTAATTGAAGAGTTGGCCGCGTTCCCAGTTGGGGAGCACGACGACTACGTGGATACAACAACACAGGCGCTGCTACGCTTCAGGCAAGGTGGCTTTATTGCTTTAGACACGGATGAGAAAGACGACCTTGAGATCTTTCGCCGTAGGAAACACGAATACTACTAGGACTACACATGGCAACGAACATTGACAAAGCGCTGTACCAACAACCAATGGGCATTGACGCGCTGGGCGAGCAGGAATCTCCACTTGAGATTGAGATTGTTGATCCCGAAGAAGTCACCATTGGCATGGACGGGGTAGAGATCACCATCACGCCCGGAGAAGACGACGGCGAAGAAGGTTTCAGTGATAACTTGGCCGAGTACATAAAAGACGGCACCTTGCAATCCTTGGCAGGGGACTTGGTGTCTGACATTGACAACGACAAGAATGGCCGCAAGGATTGGGAGAAGACCTACGTTGATGGTCTGAAGCTGCTTGGGCTTCAGATAGAAGAACGCACTGAACCATGGAACGGCGCGTGCGGCGTGTTCCACCCCATGATTACAGAAGCCGTTGTGCGCTTCCAAGCTGAGACAATCACTGAGACGTTCCCAGCCCAAGGGCCTGTGCGTAGCAAACTCATTGGCAAAGAAACGCCAGAGATGAAAGAGATTGCAATCAATGTCGAAGACGACATGAACTACGAGTTGACGGAGGTCATGACGGAGTACCGCGCTGAACACGAGCGCATGCTCTGGTCATTGCCAGCCACTGGCTCAGCGTTTAAGAAGGTGTACTACGATCCCAATTTGGGACGTCAGGTGTCGATGTTTATTCCTGCGGAAGATATGTATTTGCCGTACGGCACAACGGACTTGGATACGTGCTACCGCATCACGCACGTCATGCGCAAGACCAAGAACGAGATCATCAAGCTTCAGCAAGCAGGTTTTTACCTTGACATTGATTTGCCTGACGCACCAAGAGAGCTGACAGACATTCAGAAAGCCAAGGACAAAGAGACAGGCTTTAGTGACTTGAACGACGACCGCTACACACTGTATGAGTGCCATGTGGATTTGAACCTTGAAGGTTACGAAGACAAGGACGACTCTGGTGAAGAGACCGGCATCATGTTGCCATACGTTGTCACGTTGATTAAGGGTTCTAACGACATCCTGTCAATCCGCCGCAACTGGAAGGAAGATGATGACCTCCGACTCAAGCGCCAGCACTTCGTTCACTACCAGTATATTCCGGGTTTTGGAGCTTACGGCTTCGGGCTTTTCCACCTTATCGGAGGTTTTGCTAAATCCGCTACATCCCTCATGCGCCAGCTTGTCGATGCAGGAACGCTTGCCAACTTGCCCGGCGGACTCAAGACACGCGGACTGCGCATCAAAGGCGACGATACACCAATCGCACCCGGAGAGTTCCGTGACGTAGACGTTGGCTCGGGCACAATCCGCGACAACATCCTGCCGCTCCCGTACAAGGAGCCAAGCGCCAC